CTCTAACTTCATGAACTATGAAATTATGAATGTTATGAAAGAGTACGAACCAGAATTTGATTCCATGTTATTTTATCTGCCACTAGCAGGTTCAACATTTAAAAAAGTTTATTATGATGATTTATTAGGAAGAGCCGTATCTAAATTTATCCCTGCGGATGATTTAGTGGTTCCTTATTCAGCTACTTCATTAGAAGATGCAGAAGCTATTTGTCATGTATTAAAAATTTCAGAAAACGATTTGCGTAAACAACAAGTCGGAGGTTTTTATAGAGATATAGAACTTAATTCTCCCTATGAAGAGGAGTCTGAACTTAAGAAAAAAGAGAGAGAACTAGAAGGTACTCAGATGAACGGGCAACAGAAAAACAATACAATGTATACATTGATTGAGTTTCACGTAAATTTAGATCTTGAAGGTTTTGAAGATAGAGGCGAGGACGGTATGCCAACAGGTATTAAACTTCCTTACATTGTAACAGTAGATAGTTCTTCTAGAAATGTTTTATCAGTTAGAAGAAACTTTAAAGTAGATGATCCAAAGAAAAATAAAACTCAATACTTTGTGCATTTTAAATTTTTGCCAGGTTTAGGTTTCTATGGTTTTGGATTGATCCATATGATTGGTGGTTTAACCAGAGCAGCAACAGCTGCACTTAGACAGTTAATTGATGCAGGAACATTATCAAATTTACCTGCAGGATTTAAACAGAGAGGAATTCGTGTAAACAACGATGCCCAATCTATTCAACCAGGTGAGTTTAGAGATGTAGATGCTCCTGGTGGAAATATTAAAGATGCTTTCATGATGCTGCCTTACAAAGAACCCTCTCAAACATTATTACAGTTAATGGGAATTTGTGTTTCAGCAGGACAGAGATTCGCATCAATTGCTGACATGCAAGTTGGTGATGGGAACCAGCAGGCGGCTGTTGGTACAACTGTAGCTCTTTTAGAACGTGGTTCAAGAGTCATGTCAGCAATCCACAAAAGGCTGTATGCTTCTATGAAAAACGAGTTTAGTTTATTAGCAGATGTGTTTGGAACTTACCTTCCACCATCTTATCCTTACGATGTAATCGGTGGACAAAATGAAGTTAAGCAAGCGGACTTTGATAGTAAGATAGATGTCTTACCTGTTGCAGATCCTAATATTTTTTCTTCAACTCAAAGAGTTTCTATTGCACAAACTGAATTACAACTTGCACAGTCTAATCCACAGATTCATAACTTGTATGAAGCGTATAGAGACATGTATGAAGCTATTGGTGTAAAAAATATTGACACTATTTTACCACCACCAGAACAACCGGCTCCAAAAAACCAAGCTTTAGAACATATTGACGCTTTAGCAGGAAAACCTTTCCAAGCTTTTACAGGTCAAGACCATCAAGCACACATTTCGGCGCATTTATCGTTTATGAGTAGCTCAATGGCGCAAAATAATCCATTAGTTATGACTTCATTAGAGAAAAACATCTTTGAACACATAAATTTGATGTCTGATGAGCAAGTTCAACTAGAATTTAGGGATAAAATTGCACAAGTACAACAAATACAACAACAAATGCAACAAGATCCACAAATGCAGATGCAAATGCAGTCAAATCCACAAATGCAACAACAAATGCAAGCACAACAACAACAATTACAGATTGAAATTGAATCTCGTAAGGCTGTATTGATTGCAGAGATGACAGAAGACTTCGTTAAAGAGCAAAAAGAAGCTATGGGTGATTTTGGTAATGATCCATTGGTTAAACTAAGAGCTAGAGAACTAGATCTTAAAGCACAAGAGAATATGAGAAAACAAAAAGAAGATGACAACAGATTAAACTTAGATAAGATGAAAGCTTTGATGAATCAGAATCTTCAAGAAGATAAAATGGAACAACAAGAAGATCTTGCTGTATTAAGAGCTTCTACTTCCATTGAAAAACAAAAAATGTCTAGTAAGTCTAAAATGCAGAACGACAGAATGAAACAACAAGATGTAAGAATCTTAAAACAACCTAGGAGTTAATTATGGCAGGACCAGGACTATATGCAAACATCAACGCTAAGAAAAAAGCGGGAACGTCAAAATCAAAAAGTAAAAGTACTATAACACCTAAAGCTTATGCTAATATGAAAGCAGGGTTTCCAAACAGTAAAAAGAATAAGGCCAAAGCGTAATGGCTACGGCAGCATGGACTAGAAAAGAAGGTAAGTCACCTTCGGGTGGATTAAATGCTAAAGGTCGTGCTTCCTACAATAAGTCTACAGGTGGTAATTTAAAAGCACCACAGCCAGAAGGTGGATCTAGAAAAAAATCTTTCTGTGCTAGAATGAAAGGTATGAAGAAAAAATTAACTTCAGCCAAAACTGCCAATGATCCAGATTCAAGAATAAATAAATCTCTACGAAAGTGGAAGTGCTAATGCCGTTTAAATCTGATAAACAAAGAAGATACATGTTTGCTAACGAACCAGAAATAGCAAAAAGATTTTCTAGAGATTATAATATGGGTGGCGTTGCTTCTATGTTTAGAAAAAAACTAGCTGATGGAGATTTATCTCCAGATCAAATAGCAGAGATTGAATCTTATGCTGCAACTGGATTAGATGCATCTACAATCTCAAGTCTAGTTGGTGTAAGTGAAGATCAAGTTAATAATGTTTTAATGGATGGTGGTGCAAGTGAAATGATGCCTGTTGAAGGTGAAGAAACTGTAGAGACAACAGAAGTTACTGAAGACGACCCAATGATGAATCTATTTTCTCAAAACATTCCTGAAAATAATAGTCAACCTATAACAACTTTATTTAACACAGCAGAAAATCCAGTCGATGCAAATATGACGGGTAAACCTGTTGGTATCATGGCAGCTAGAGGGGGAAGAATTGCATTTAGAGGTGGTGGAATGGATGCGGGAAATCAATCCAATCAAGATCAAAGTGCTAGTTCTGGAAGTGGTTCTAGTAGTTCTAGTAGTTCTAGTAGTTCTAGTAGTTCTAGTAGTTCTAACGATAATTCTAGTGGTAATGATAATGGTTACACAGGTTCAGATTATGGATTTGTAGCATCACAACCTACAACTGCGCCAACAACCAGCTTTACTGATGCTGATGACAATAGAGAAAAATATGGAGCAACAACACAGTATAAAAATTTTAATGATTATAGAGATGAAACTTTTAGTTTTGATGATACTGATCCAGATAGAAATTTACGTCCTCAACAAATAAAACAACTTACCATATTAGATAAGTATGAAGATAAAATTAACCCTACATTTAGAGATAAATTTAACCAACTTAAAGACTCTGTTAAACTTGGTAAAAGTGTTGTAGGTGCAACTAGTAGTATTTTAGGTTTTTTATCAGCAGGATATGCAATCTATGGTGCATATAAAAAAGACCAAGCTTTTGTTAATGGGTTAAAAAAAGATATAGCTACTTTAAAAGATATGGGTGTACCTGATTTTACTCCCCACACAGATACTGCGGTTCAAACATTAGAGCAGTTAATGGTAGACAGATTAAATAAAAAAATTAATAAAGAAGATGATGATGATGATGGTGGTGGATCAGATGATGGAGTACAACCTTATATTTCCCCAGTAACCCTTGAAGTAGACCAAGATTTTGCTGAAGGAGAATCACTTGGATTTAATATGCAAAGTGCATTAGATAAAATAAGAGCAAATCAAGCAAGAAGAAGTGGATCTATAGCTACAGGTAATATACAAGAAAACGAATTTATGATGGCAAATAAGGGTGGACTTGCAGGATTATTTAAAGTAAAAAACTAATAGGAGAAAACATTATGAGAAATGACTTTGGAAATAGACCTTATGTTGAAAGATACTCTAACTCTAGTAAGAGCAGCGGATCTAAAAAACAAGGTACAAAAGACAAACTTGACGAATCGTTAGGTATGAGAGATGGCAAAGAATCTACAAAGACTCAAAGCTATAAATCAAGAAGAGATGAATCTAAAGGAGCAGAATAATGTCTAATGATTGGCAAAAAGGATCTGGTTTTGTAAAAGAACCAAAAGTTACTGTAGGACCAGGAGTTACAAAAGATGGTTGTGCAACAGGTGGAGTAGTTATTGAAACTACTAACCCCACAGAATCTCAAATAGTTGACGTTAGAGGAACTAAAAGAATGTTAGCTACAAAATCTAAAAAAGCTACTTGGTACTAACATGTGGTTATCGGCAATCAAATTAGCCGTTTCTGCTGGAAGTAAAATTTACGCTAATAAGCAGAGAACAAAAATGGCTATGTCAGATGCACAGCTTATGCATGC